AAAATATAATATGGGTAGAAAAAAATCTCCTCCTGGAAAGATAGAAGAATTAAACGCCAATCCATTCAATCAGAAGATAATAGTCAAGGGGAAAGAATTGAGTGGGAAACAGAAATTGTTTCTGAAAATCGCGCTGGATGCTGACACTAAGATTGTTTTTGTAAAAGGACCAGCCGGCTCCACTAAAACTTATATAGCCGTACTTGCAGCCCTTAGGCATCTGCAGAGGGATGAAGAGCAAGACCTACTCTACGTACGAACCACGATTGAAAGCGCCGACAAGGGGCTAGGAGCCCTACCAGGCACGCTAGAGGAGAAAGTCAACCCCTACATGGCACCCCTTGAAGACAAGCTCGAGGAGTTGCTCCCTAAGGGCACACCCATTAAGTCGGAACTTATTAAGTCCGGAAGGATTCAAGCGATGCCCGTGAACTTCTTAAGGGGCGCGAGCTGGGAAAACAAAGTTGTGATTGCCGATGAGTCTCAAAATTTTACATTCAAGGAACTGATTACTCTAATAACAAGGATAGGGGAGAATAGTAAGCTGTTTATTTGCGGGGACGTTATGCAGAGCGATATCTACGACAGAAGCGGGTTTGTGGGAATGATGGAATTATTTTCGGACGAAGAAAGCAGAGAGAAGGGAATTCATTGCTTTAGATTTAATGAAAACGATATTTTTCGAAGTGAAATATTAAAATATATTATAACTAAATTGAAGAATAGATAGTGTACTTATAGTCATAATGGAAGGACTATATTTAATTGTATCTGCGTTTATTGGGGCTATTGCTACCGTTACTAGCGTTTTTGTGGGGAACCGGATGAGGGCGAAAAAGAGGGATCCGCTACTAACCACGCACGAGCATAGCGAAAATATATATACGGCGCTTAATTTCGTGATGGACGAAATGTCTTCTGATAGGGCGTATGTTTTCCAGTTTCATAACGGATCATACTATCTATCGGGAAGGGGTCAGCAAAAGTTTAGTTGCACTCATGAAACGGTGGGCAAAGGGATCAGTAGGGAGGCTGAAATCTCGCAAAATTATGTGGTGTCCAATTATCACAGCTACATTGACGGTTTGGTTAATGATGGAAAGTTTTCGTTTACCAATCCCGACGAAGTAACGGATCATGCATTTTCAGCGCTAATGAAAGCGAAAGGAATTAAGAGCGTATATAACGCACCTATAAAAACATTAAATGGACAAATCATAGGAATCATAGGGGTTGATTATATAAAGGAATGCGTTAAAGATAACACTATTGGGTTTTGTAATGATGCGCAAGTGGAGGCTTTTGGCGAGGAAACCCGCACATTCATGAGGCGTCAAGCTAGAATAATTTCAGGCTATTTAATATAAAATTGATTTTTGTGCATTAATTTATTACTATATAAAGGTATGCAAACTTTATTCTGCCCTAAATGTGGCGCTAAAAATTCCTACTCTGGGGCCAAGCCCAAATTCTGTTCTTCTTGTGGTGCTCCTGTCGGCGAATCTTCTGATTCAAATGGGCGAGTACTAGGGAAAGCAAAAAGGAAACCTATTGGCGAAGACGAGACCGACATTGACTATGTCCCTAAAATTAAGTCCTTGGATTACGAGATTTCAAACGACGGAACCCTAGGCTGCCAGGTTCACAAAATTACGGACTTAATTAATGCCCGACCAGCCGAAGAAGCGAAGAGTCAAGAAGAAGACGGAAAGTAAAGAGCAGACATACGAAGATTTTTCTGAGCTTATAGATAACGAACTCAGGAAAAGAAGTAGGAACTGGTTCTTAACCTCCGTCAATTGGGTCGACTTTGATGATGTCTCCCAAATAATAAGGGCACACATTCATAAGAAATGGCCACAGTGGGATCAATCTAGACCAATAAAGCCATGGCTAAATAAATTAATAGCCAACCAAATGAAGAACATATTGCGTAACCATTACAGCAATTATGCAAGACCATGCCTGAATTGTCCATTTAATTCTGACTCCGAGTATGGGCTATGCAGCTTTACGGAGACTGGATACCAAGACAAAACTTGTCCGCTTTATAAAAAATGGGAGGGATCAAAGAAGCATGCTTACAACGTTAAGATAACACTTCCTCTCGTTAACCACATGCATGAGTTTGACGGGGGTTCGGAAGAATTTCTGGGGTCTGATCTCGAGCTGGGAGCTAGTAAGCTATTCAAGGAAATGGAAAAAATCCTCACCCCGAGACAGTATCAAGCATTCGAAATGCTTTTTATAAAAAACATGACAGACGAAGAGGTCGCAAAGGAAATGGGATTCAAGAGTACCGAGTCAGGTAGAAAAGCAGGATACAAACAAATAAAAAACTTAAAAAAGCTACTAAAGGAAAAAGCTGCTAAAATTTTAAACAAAAAAGGAATAACATTTTTAGGCGATGAAACTTAACGACGAACAAAAGAAATTTATAAGGGATAACTTCAAGAACACTCCCGACCTACTTGAGCTTACTCGTGCTTTATTTAAAAGGGACGACATAGATGGAAGGAGCAAAGAAGGTCGAGTCGTCAGAAAGTTCTTGGCTGAAGAGGATCTGGACTACCAAACAAGGTACCGACCCAGAATGGAAGATATTGAGCTTACCGACCAGGAAGTAGAATTCATTAAGGCTCAGGCGCAAAACGGATTGAGTGCGTTTCAGATATCTGAAATACTTTTTCCCGATATAGCTATCGTAAGGTTTTGCAAGCACCACATAACCGTGCTTGATTTTCTTAGGGAATATGAGCCCGCTTTTGTCCATGATACGGAATCCGCAATAAATAGAACTTATTGTCCTCCTAAATTATTCAGCACCACCCTCAACAAGATCAGGGAGTTCACACTAATAGAGATAGAAGAAGAAAAGCTATCTTACGATCAAAAAGATTGTGTTGAGTCTTTAACGAGGGCTTTGTCGGCACCTAGATTAATACAGGTTATCAGTAACTATAGCAATATGAAGGACAGATTGTTATTTGAGGCAGAATTCGTTCGAGCTACCTGGGACAAGCCTGACCTCACAAGTGATGAGATAAACCTCTACATCAACGTCTGTGTCGATTATATTAACCTTAAGAATATATCCGGCCACATAGAAAAGCTAAATACTATGTTTAATGAGTGCCAAGACCAGCAAGACATGACTGTTCGCCTAGCAGAAGTACTAAAGTCAAAAACTGATGAATATGATAAGTGCGAAAAAAGAATGGAGTCATTAATTAAAAAATTAAATGGTGATCGCGCCGAGAGACTCAAGAACAGGCATTCGGAAAGCGCAACCATTCTATCCCTAGTAAAGAACTTCCAAGCGGAGGCTGAAAGAAGGAGAATGATCAGATTAGCCGACATGCAAAAACAATTAGTTGAAGAAGAGACAACTAGACTTGATAATATGGATAGTTGGAAAGCCAAAATACTAGGAATATCCAAACACGATGCAACATGAAAAAAATTGAATTATTAATTGGAGATTATGAATATTCTCAAATAGAAGAAATATTTGAGAGTGAACCTGAGTTTGAACCTATAACCGAGAAAGACGAGATTATAATTGAAGCAATGAAACAATTGATAAATAAAAATAACCTTAAAGAAGAAAATGTCGGCGGCGAAGACACTTACCAAACAACAGTTAAAAAAGTCTCGGAGCCGGAGAACAAATCTCTTGATGAAGGAAATGTAGAAATTAAACTATGATTACATCGGAACAAGAAGAAGCTATTGTGGAAGGAATTGCTAACGCGAACCTTAACTCGTTCAATATTAACGGAATGCTTGAAGCTGCCCGGTTCTACGCTATTCATCTGGCGAAGACAAGCGTGGCCAATATGAAGCCTGAGGAAAAGGAAAAGATCCTCAAGGAGATTGAAGAGGCTCAAAAGAAGACCGAAGAAGAGCGGGAATCTCAGGCTGACGCAAAGGAAGCCTCGGAGCCTGAAAACGAAGAATAATCCCTCTGCGTATTGCAAGGTCTGCGATAAGTCGTTCAAGAACGACAAGGGTTTGCACACGCATATTTCGAGGATACATAAGATCCCCCTAGGAGAGTACTATGTTAATCTATACCAAAGAAAAGACAGCCATACGGGAAAACTTCTTGAGTTCAAGGATAAGTGGGATTATTTTAATAATGATTTTTCTTGTTTAAAAAATTTTGAGAAATGGTCTGAGACTGCGGAGCCTGATGATGTTCGCGAATACATGCTCCGTCAGCTTAAATATAGAATTGATTTAAAAAAATTATCTTATGCGCCCTCTCACTTGGAGATGAAACTGCACGGTCTTCCATCAATCAATATTTATAAAAAACACTTTGGTTCATATTCGAAGGCGTGCAGCCAATTAAACATTGAACCATTATATAATAAAAAATTATTTGATAAATTTTTCGAGGAGGACGAAGAGGTTGATTCGGCGAAAATCCTTATTGATACAAGGGAACAGCGGCCTCTTAGCTTCGATAAGTCAGCCTCCCTTAAGCTCGACTTCGGTGATTATGCAGTGGGATCGCCTCATTACGACTATACATATGTTGATCGAAAAAGCGAAGGGGACTTCAAGAGCACCATGACAACGGGCTTTGATCGCTTTATAAAAGAAATGGAAAGGGCTCTTGAATTTGATGCCTACCTGTTTGTCGTAACGGAAAGCTCTATTGATAAAATTAAAAAAAATAATATATTCGGACCTCACGAATCCAATCTTTCTTATATATGGCATAATATGAGAATTATATCTCATCAGTTCCCGAGAAGGTGTCAATTCTTATTTAGCGGGGGCAGGGCAGAATCCGAGGCCCTAATACCAAAGCTTCTGGTTTATGGCAAAAAACTTTGGTCCGCAGACCTTCAATACTTTATCGACAGCCAATGACCTGGGAAGAAGGAAAATTTTCAATTAGTAGCGGCAAGCCTAATATCAACGAAGAGCTGCTTAAAATAAAGGGGCATCTTGACGAACAAGATGCCAAATACCACCTGCACAACTTCTTAAGAGAGAATATTACATTTACTACAAACCTTATATCTGGAGTTGAGTTATTTCCGTTTCAACATCTTGCGATAAAGTCCATGCTAGAAACGGATTATTTCCTAGGTATATGGAGCCGGGGTATGTCAAAGTCCTTTAGTACTGCTATATATGCTTTTCTGGATGCGATATTTAGCCAAGGGGTGCAAATAGGTATTCTTGCTGCGACATTTAGGCAATCAAAAATGATCTTTGAGAAGATCGAGGATATCGCGAGGAGTCCTAATGCGCAATTTTTAACTCAATGCATAACGAAGAAATCGAAAAAGAATGACCAATGGACTTTGCAGATCGGCGAATCTAGAATAATTGCTCTTCCTCTCGGCGATGGGTCAAAGCTTCGGGGGTTCAGGTTTCATAGAATTATTATTGATGAGTTCTTGCTGATGCCGGAGCATATCTATAATGAGGTTATACTTCCATTCCTTAGTGTGGTCCAAAACCCCACAGAGAGAGAGAAGGTGAGAAAGGTAGAGGACGAGATGATAGCTAAAGGCAAGATGGAGGAAAAAGATAGGTATAAGTGGCCGAACAATAAACTCATAGCTCTTTCTTCTGCGAGTTACAAATTTGAATATCTATATAAAGTATACGAGACATTCGAGGATTTAATCCGCAACGGGTCACCCAGGGCCTCGAAGGACACTGCCAACAGGGTAATCATGCACTTTAGCTATGACGTGGCTCCTAAGGCCTTGTATGATCAAAATTTGATCAACCAATCAAAGCAGACAATGAGCCAGTCTCAGTTCGATAGGGAATTCAACGCTATATTTACAGACGACAGTTCTGGGTTTTTTAAAACATCAACCATGGCTGAATGTACGATAAAAGACGGGGAAGCTCCGAACATAGAGGTAGCCGGAGATAAAGGCTCTAAGTATTTATTGGCCTTTGACCCTAGCTGGGCAGAGAGTGAAAGCTCTGATGATTTCGCGATACAATTACTTAAATTGAATGATAATGCCAAAACAGGAACACTGGTTCATAGTTATGCGGTTCCTGGTTTAAAAATGCAGGATCATATAAATTATTTTCATTATCTCATAACGAACTTTAATGTGGTATGTATCATTGGCGATTATGGTGGGGGAGTCCAATTTATGCAAGCTGCTAATGCTAGTGAGCAATTCAATAAGTCTAAAATCGAAATACAAGAGATTAGTGCTGACTTTGATAATTCAGAAAACTACCAAGAGGCATTACTGGATGCAAAAAACCAATACAATTTAGAAGATAAGAAAATATGTATACTTAGGAAGCCTACTTCCGACTGGATAAGAAGAGCGAATGAATTACTACAAGCAAACTTTGATCATAAAAAAATATGGTTTGCGTCGAGGCCATTGGACGAAAACTATCACATGCAAATAAAAAAGGACATTCCGCTAAAAGACCTTGTATTTATGCCAAACCAAAAAGAGGTCTTGGGGCGAGGGACAAGCAATATCATTGATTTTGTAGACCACCAATATGATATGATTAATTACACCAAGACCCAGTGTGCTCTCATACAGGTAGCTTCCTCTCCTCAGGGCAACCAGACGTTTGGATTACCCCATAACCTAAGGAGACAAAGCGGGCCGAGCAAGACAAGGAAAGACTCCTACTCTGCACTAATTCTAGGAAACTGGATGATTAAGACTTATTATGACTTTACTACTGCCAAGTCTGACCCTACCGCATCTACCTTTACCCCTATCATGGTGTAAGTCGAAAGTTAACTTTTAACTTTTTTAAGTAGACTTTGACTTTCTTTTGTGTAACATAAGTTATGCCTAGGAAATATACCAAGAAATCTGATTACTGGAATAAGTTCAGTAGAGGAGAGCAAGGCTCTTCTAATTTAAACGAGTTGTTGTCAAAAGAAGCGAGTCACACGCCATCGACAGCAGGAGAATCCTACTACCTCGAGTCTACCTCTTCGTATAGTAGAAATATAAACCAAGTTGATGGTGATGGAGAAACCGGGAGAAGAGGCAATCGTCAGACAACTGGCGAAAAGAAGGGTAAGTACAAGAATATAGAGGATACCAGCCTACCATATTCTTATAGCGACAATTACATAACCCCAAGAAAGTCAATAAAGCTTTGCCAGAAGGCTTATGCCAACATACCGATATTCAGGAACGCGGTTGACGTAATGGCTGAATTTGCAAATTCCGATATCTACCTGGAAAAAGGGTCTGAGAAATCCAGAGCTTTTATTGAAAAATGGCTACATAAGATAGAATCCTGGAAGTTGAAAGATCAATACTTCAGAGAATATTATCGATCCGGAAATGTCTTTATATATAAAATACTGGGGAAATTTACATCGGAAGATATGGTTAAGCTCAATCAAGTATACGGCTCGGAGAGTAAAATCAAGGCGGGTAGAAAAATCCCAATTAAGTATATTTTCCTAAACCCTCATGATTTCGTGGCCGAGAGAACCCTGACTTTTGGGGAGAAGGATGGTGTCTATAAGAAGCTTTTGAGCGAATACGATATCGAGAGATTAAAAAATCCTCAAACAGAATATGATAAAGAAGTCTTTAATGCATTACCAGAGGAGGTGAAAAAAAAGATCTCTTCAAACCAATACTTGAGCGACGGGGTGAAGGTCTATCTCGATCCCGAAAAGCTTGTGTTCTCTTTTTATAAAAAGCAAGATTACGAGCCCTTTGCAATTCCTTTCGGGTTTCCTGTCCTTGATGACATAAACTGGAAAATGGAACTCAAGAAAATAGACCAAGCAATTACCCGAACGATTGAGAACGTAATATTGCTAGTGACCATGGGGAATACTCCGGACAAAGGGGGCATAAACCCGAATAACCTGCAAGCAATGCAACGGCTTTTCGAAAACGAAAGCATTGGAAGGGCATTGATAGCCGACTATACCACGAAGGCGGAATTCATTATACCTGACCTGAATAAGGTTTTAGGTGCATCTAAATATCAGATTGTAAACGAAGATATAAAAGAGGGGCTACAGAATATTATAGTAGGGAAAGAGAACTACTCAAGTACTCAGATAAAAGCGCAGATCTTTCTCGAGAGACTAAAAGAAGCCAGGAACGCTTTCTTAAATGACGTCATGCAGCCCCAGATTAAAGAAGTGTGTAAAACAATGGGCTTCCGGAATTTCCCCACCGCAAAGTTCGTAGAGATAGATATTAAGGATGAAGTACAACTCCAACGTGTTGCCTCTCGACTCATAGAGATGGGAGTCATAACCCCAGAGCAAGGAATGACAGCTCTCAAGCAGGGCGTTTATCCAGACCCGGAAGATCTTAGAGATGCTCAAGAAAAATTCGTGGAAGACAGGGAAAAGGGATATTATACTCCTCTTTCCGCAACTCAACCAATTCTCTCTGAAGAAGATCAAAAAATGAAAGAGGAGGAGCACGACGCGAACATAGAGAAACAAAAGACGGAAAAGAAGATGGCAGAGAATCCTCCTCAGCCGGTAGTTAGCGTGCCACAAGAAAAAGGCAGGCCCGCAGGAACAAACACCAAGACCGACAAGGTGTTTGCATCGGAAGATCTTCACAGCAGGAAAGACATACAAGGGATAGTATATAAGATAGAGGAACTCCAAAAGCATTCCGAAGGCGAACTAAGAAAGCGCTACAACAAAAAAAGGTTGTCGAAGCAACAGAAGCAAATGATATCCGATTTGACGGAAAGCGTAGTTATGTCTAAAGAATCTCAAGACTGGGAGAAAACCGCAGATGCCTGCATTAAAGACTTTGACAGCATAGAACGGCTCGATGTGATGTCGGAAGTTCTTGAATTAAGTGAACAGCACGAACTCGTCCCCTACCCTGCAGCAATACTCTATCATAGTAAAAAAATAAATAAATAAGTATTAATTTTTGTGTATTAATATTCTATGTCACTTCCTT